TGGCGGTTCTGGTGGTAATCCACCAGGTCCCCCAGGTCCTCCGTCTCTTCCTCCCCGTCTCCCTCCAACTCCCCCAGCGAAGACACCCAGCGTAATTCCTCTACCTGACAGAACCACAGTAGCGTCCAACGCAAAGAAGTTCAAATGTCAAATCGGATCAAGCAAACGTGTTGTCGATGCCCTAGAAAAGTTAGGCATCGAATACCATATTCGTGGTAAAGAGTCAAATCCACATGCTGTTTCTGCAGCTGTGCGTTCCGTAGCCGTTATAAAGGCTTTATCAGAATGTGGAGGCCGGAAAGTAGTAGACTATTATGCAGGATATCGAACTCCTGGTTTAGTCGCATACCTCAACAATGGAGCTGAAGACCCTATCATGTTGAAATGTTATAACCCCAAAATCACTAGCGGTGATTTGAACCGTAGAGTTAAAGACCAATCTCTAATAATTGAAGAGTTGAAAGACTTCAAATATGATGATGTGTTGGCCGTTGATATCTATGCAGATATTAGAGCCGTTAGTGGGTACTTTGACGCGGAAGTAGTGAGCAAGTTGCTCCCAAAACCGGGTCAAAGGCTGTATTGGGTTGGTTATTCGTTTTTAGATAGTGTTGGAAGTAACTATGGTGAGTCTGTATGGATGTGCGAAAATGGGCAAGTGGTGTTTTCACCCGATCCCATTGGAGCAGACTATGGCCCCCACGCTGATTTGTCTTGGATATGGAAAGCTACCGAGCCCATAAGTACTACCGCAGGTAATATTTCTTGGGCAGTAGTGCGCAGCTGGAGGAATTACCATGTGGTTGTTTTTCAGAACGTTGGAGATGAATGGGTTAAACAAAATCCATTGAATTTCCGCAATATGTGGGATGTCAAAGAGGTCCAGATTCCTAGATATAGGTTTCTCGATGCTCTTCCCCAGTTTGTAAAGCGTAGTTTGTTAGACACTTTCGGTCTGCAGAACAACCATGTTTTGACTATTTCTGTTAAGAAGAATATTTGGAGCCAGCTTGTTAATTTCTGTAAAGGGAATAAAGAACGGCTCCAGTATGCACAGTTGGAAAGACAAACAGCCAGCACGTTGTTATCCGATCAGGATTTTGTAGCAATTGAATCCAGGTTCCCTGAAGCTTTTGAGAACTATGCCAAAGATTTGACTGTTGCAATTTTTCTAGCTGACTTGCCTAGTGAAGTCACTAGAATGGAGATGATTTCGGCTGCGAACCCCGGATTGTCCCGATATAATTCTAATCGAGCCTCTATTGGTAAACCGAATGTAGATGCACCTTGGCAATGGAATTGGTCCAAGATTTTTATGGTTACCGCGGGTACGTGCCTCGGAGCTTTTGCTCTGAAGCGAGTGCTCGGCAAGATTGTTATGTTGAGACATTTATCACGGGGACACATGCCGATTCAAGATTTCGCATTATATGCCCAGTATGTTGCTCCTGTTGTTGAAGAACTGTTTAAAGATGGTTTGACTGCTTTGGGAATCAACTCTAAGTGGTTTGGTATAGGCGAATTCTTGTTTACATTGTGGTTGTATGGGAAACAAGTTCCTATGATGTATTTGTTTCCACTTCGACTCATGGCGTTAGCAATGCATATGTCCTTAGACAATCGCCCTTTAGATGAACGCATAGCATTACATGCATTATGGAATTCAGGTTTTGGTCTGGCTAATATTCTTTTTGTTATTGCGCTGCTTACAAAAGCAGATAAAGCAACTATAATGAGATATTGGGCATTCTCTACCGTCTTCGATAAGGCTGTAGTAGCTACGGCGTTGCAGAAATTAGGGTTCTTGTATGGTCCTTTAAATCCCCCTCCCCCACCTCCAGTCTTGGCTGAAGTTGTCAAACTATCATCGGGAACTTTAGCTCCTTATTTTGGTGAAAACACTGCAGTTACAAGTGTGGCATCTGCCATTGGAGTTGTAGGAGCAGCTGCCGTTGCAGCCTGGGGTTATGCAAAGTTACCCTCGATGAGAGAAGTGAAAGATTGGTGGAATGGAACGAAGTCCTCCACAGAGTATGAGGACTTTAGGGAAAATTTTTATTGTGAGCCGTGGGAAGATAGAAAACCATGGGCGCCAGTGTATGGAACAACCGAGTTCAATCCGCGTTGGGCCATGACCCCCACTCAGGATGAGAGCTTCTTTGAACTGAAGCCTCAAAATTCTGAGTATGACGTAACAATAAATTTAATTCGCCCTGGATGGAAACCCTTATTTTCTGCTTATTTTTGGCTGGTTCCTACCCAGATCCCAGGATATGTTCCCACACGTAGTGATGAGAACATGGTTGCTGTAGTAGAAGCGAGACTTGCTTGCAGCCCCCCCATGGAATCTGAGATCCAAGTAGAGGCATGGAAAGCCTTACATCACCATTTGAGACTAATACCCCAATATTCCTGTATTGTGCGAGAAGAAGTAGTTCCGAAATGGTTGGCCCATATGGATAAGGAGAAACAGAAGAAATACACGACTTATTTAGCCAAGCTTGAAACCAGTACTCCTTTGGAGATGGAGATGGGGCTTAGGACTAGTAAGATTCAGATTAAGTGTGATGAACTGTTAATTAAGGAAGGGATAGCTTTGAAACCGAGAGCGATTGTTAATGTTAATCCGTTGGTTCAGGCACGAATTGGCCCAGAAATATATGAAGCCATGTGTCGATTGAAGAAGCTATGGAACGTGACCGACCCCTATGTGTTTAAGAACCTGTCGTTTGCGTATGGTGGATGTGCCACAGATGAACAGTTATCAGCATGGATGGAGTGGACTTTCACTCTATCTCATGTGTGGCATGTGATGGTGGCGGGAGATGATCTGGTGGTAGTAAACCATGACAAGGGCGTATATATGGAAGGTGACGCCTCCATGTTTGACCAGTCCCAAACATCTGGTCCGGTAATGTACGAGCACTTGGTGCTCAGTAAGCTGGGAGTGTCTCTGCGGACTCTTTATTTGAGTTTGTCAGTTTGTGCTTCTAACTTTTCTGGGTATAGTGGTAGTGGAGCTGAAGTAGTCCGAGTTAATAGAAACGGGATAGTCACCCGCTTGAGCGGACACAGCGATACATCCGTAGGGAACTCAATAGTAATGGCCACTGCGACAGCTGAGGTCATCTTGCGTAATCCTAAGTTCAATTTGGAAGCCTGGCAAGAAGGCTATTCTAAATTAGGGTTGAAGATGAAGCTTAAATCCGAATTAGGCCCTGATGATATCACTTTTTTGAAAGGGATGTGGTATCACGTTGATGATGGGGTCAAAAGCGGTTACTATTGGGGTCCTCTGCCCTCGCGTATCCTCAAGGTGGGTAAATCCTTGAGGGACCCCCGAATGATATATCGTGAAACTGATTTGAGAACTGCAGCTACTAAGTTTTTAGGAGATGTGGCTTGCGGTTACTCTTATTTTCTGCAAATACCCGTGTTGCGCGCTTTTGTAGCTAATTTTAAACACCATGCAAGTGGGAAAACTTTGCTGGATTTGGACCAGAAGATGGCCTATAAGATTAGCGCCCAGAGAAACGAGAAGCCATTAGTGGTTTCCTGGGATAATATTTGTCGTAGATATGATACGACTATGGAAGAAATTGATGACTTTGAACAAAGTTATCCACATCAGCCTTTTATGTTTGTCCAGCATCCCCTACTGGACAAACTCGCTGATGATTATGCTTAAAACTCTAAAGAATTCTGCGGCGAGGTAGGGGAAAACAAATTTTAATAATAGGATTTGTTTTAGAATGGTGAACCCCCCTCAAAAGAAAAATGGTGCTAAGACAGTAGTTAAAAGCACTAAGTCTGAACAAAAGAAAGCGTTGAAGAAAATTCTTGC